TGCCATGTTGTTTTACTCCGTCCTATCTTTATTTATTCGGTAATAATATACACATATTTATGCGGCGCTGAGATTAGTTAAAGTTTGGATACGCAATGTATAATCAATTTGTATCTGTCTGTTTAAGCTCTTTTGCACCGGGTGAAAAATTACGTGTGTAATCAAACGCAAATCTGTTGCTGAACCGTTCCAGGTTTTTAAGCCTAGTTCGTCAAACACAAATTCACCATTAAAATTAGTACTGTTATCAAATGCTTGTTGTCCAGCTGGTTCACCATAATCCAACAAACACTGAACTAAAATGTCTGTATACACTTTACCAGTGGTATGTAACACGGTCATTTTGTTGTTAGCTGGATCTGTATTAGCTGCTGAGTTGTCATCGACTACCTTAGCATAAGTTTCGTTGTACAAGTCAGCATTTTGACCTGTGGTATTTGGGGGCAAGTATGTGATAACTCCAGTTGGGTCCACACTTGAACCACCATTACCAAATGCCATTAAGTAAATCCATCCTAGATCTCTATCACTTAGAGTCTGTGCCATAGAGATACTGATGTTTTCATAATGAATGGCGTTCTTTTTATCTACAAATACTTCGCCTGTTTCAGGATTAAAAATCTTAACAAATCCTTCAATTTTGGCTAACCCGGGTTGAATCATGCTCTTTTCTCCACAAATACTTCTTTAGTTTCAGGATCAAAAATACGTACAAAGCCTTCAACCGATATAGATCCAGTATCATTGGGCTTTTTTGGAGCAGGTTGTTGCGAAGCCTGCTGTTTGTGTGTGGTATTTTCTGTCATGCTTTATTTAGCTGGATTTACAGCCCCCTTAAGAACCTTGCGGCCTGTGTGTTTGTGTCTTGTAATGCTACTCCATCACTTGGTGTTCCAGCGCCAGGAGCATACCATGTTACGCCTTGGCGTACCAAAATATTAATTTCATATCCGCTTGTTGGAGCAGTATCAAACTCTATTTGAACCGGTCCACTACCAATAATTGTGTAATTGCCAACTTGGCGTGTTCCACCTACATATACCTCAACTGCTTCATCAATAATGGTACTGTCTTCACTGTCCAAATTGATATCAGTGGTAAACACAGTAGTTACTGAATCTCCCATAAATGCAGTATTGTTAATGTAGTTTTGAAATTCTTCTGGCATCAAATTACCACGACCGAGATTATAAACAATAGAATCAACTGGATGGTCCGCAATTGCTGTGCCAGCTGTTCCTCTTAACAAACCACTTACGGTATTGTTTACAATGTCTCGCTCACGATACATAATACGTTCACCGTTAACTGTTAATACTCCCCAGATATTACTGTCCAGTGCTGGTTCGTCAAGAGCGTTGGCATTAACCACATACACTATATCATCTGTAGAGTTTAAGTCTTGGGACAATAATGTTGTAGTTGCCGGTGTAATGCGATAAGTGGCTTGAACTCCACGCATATCCTGGAATATACGGAATGCCATTGCTTCAGGAACTACACTGTCAGTAAATTCGGTTACCATTAGTACATCTGTTGTATCCATAATACCTGCAGATAGTACTAGTTCTTCCCCAACTATAGTAAAGTCTTGTCCAAAGAATAATCGGCGACCTCCGCCGGTGGTGTTAGTATTGAGTGTGACTATTAATCTTTCTGGATCTGTGATGATTCTTCTAAGTTGTATGTTGTTAACTGCAACCGTTGTGCCTGCAGAATAATCAAAACTACCCGGTGTGTTTGAAACAGTAGCTGAGTCAAAGTCTGTATCATCATACCCTTCTACTATTACTGTACCGGTGATAATTGGTCCAACAAATACCTGTGTTAAAATATTTTGTTGGCGTGTATCATTCCATGTAGTTACTGTAATGACGTCGCCGTTAACAGGAACCAAGCCTTTTGTTGGATCAAATACTATTTGATTTCCATTAACTTGACATTGAGTATTTGTAGTTACTGCAATTAAAATTTTGTCACCAATTTCGGGCGTGTTTGCAAATATTATTTCGCGAGGAGTAGAACCATCATATGGTTCTACTGTAAAGTCAACACCTAATGTTTGCGGAATATCATTGATATAGACTAGTACTTCATTGTCTGCAATTAAAGCCTGACTAAATCCAAGTCGATTTGGTAATTCATATGCTGTACTACCGTCACCTATGTAATCAATACCGGCTGCCGTTCTAGCTCGGGCACCATTAACGGTAACAATCATATTAGCAGGATTAGTATAAGCTAAACTATAGTCTAGGTCATAGGCATAAATTCCAGTTTGACCGTTGATATATTGAATTGCTGGAGCACTCCAACTATAGTTAACAGTTGTGCTATCAATTGTGGTTGGGCCAAACACATAGACAACTACCACGTCATTGCTTGTAAAACTTGATCCAAACGTAACTGTTGTAGTATTGTCAGAACCTTCAGCAAATGTTAAGTTAGTATAAACTTGTCCGTCGACCCAAGCTACTATTTCTTGAATTTGACTATACAATACAGGAACGGTCACAGATGATCCAGCTGTGCCATTGAATATTTCTCGATACAACTGATTGCCGCCGCCAACTCCATATGCGGTACCGATCAGGGTGTCTCCTACGTTGCATCCTGAAGTAACTGTGAATGTTTTGGCAATCCAGTCCACGGTAAAGTTTATTCCGGCTCCTAGTAATTCAATGCCAGTGGTTTCATTAACCAGTGAACCTGATACAAAGAATGGTACTTGATCATACCAAAGACTGAAATCATAAGTCTGTGGTAGTTGATCAACTACTATACCGTAAGAGTATGTTGGGAAACCGTGTCCGTTGACTGCCCAATCGCTACCAGGACGTGTGTAAACACGTAAGTCTAATGTATCAAACTCACTGCCCGGGATTAATTCTTCAGGAGCATGACTAGAGTAAGTGTCAATATATGCACCACCGTCAACATTAACATCTGTAGCTCTTGTGCCAAGGAATGGATCAAGGTAAGCACTCTCATAAATTGCATCTAGAATCGCAGGGTCATAAGTCGGTCGGCCTTCTGGTCCATAACTGATGTTGTCGTATGGATTGATATCAAAGTTACCAACATCATATCCTGTATTTTGACTGAACAATGGGCCAAACACTTGTACACCTGGGTAATCTAACCCATCAATTAACAATGGCAAGTCAAGTCCAATTTCATTAGGACCTGGTGTATAATAACCACGTGTACGATCAACACCGCTTAGGGTACTAGGATTAACCAATAGCCAATCTTCAGGATTAAATGTTGCGCTTTGTACTTCAGAACTATCGCTGCTGTCAGCTTGCCAAACTACATTGTTGTATCTAACTTGTGTGCCATTGGTGTAGATTACATTGGCTTGCCAATCTACAATGTTACTATTATACTGATAACGGTCATACTTGATTGTAGTTTTGATTGATCGAATTAAGTCGTTGCCCATTACAGCCGATGCTCTAGCACCTACACCGTTGCCACCAACAAAAGTTATTACAGCTTCTGTTAGATATCCTGATCCTGGATTGATAATATTAATACCAATTACCTGACCGGCTGTATTAATTACTGCGGTCATTTCGGCTGGTGTAGTTGATACACCAGATACCACTACCTCGGGCTCTACAGTATATCCTTGGCCGCCGTCAATAATGTTAACGCCCTGAATACTTAAAAGATAGTTGTTATACCATGCGTTCCATGGTGTGTCATCCCATATTTCTGCATTTGCTGGTGTGTCGCTGTTGTTGTTTGCACGACCGGTTCCAGCAGCATCACTTTGAGTGTATGGTAATAAAATTGGACTTACATACTGAGGAATTACCAAATCAAGATTGTAATATGCCGGGTTATCAAAGTCTGAAATCATGCCAGCATAAGAATCTAAACCATTGTAGGCTAGGTTGAATTCTCGAACCTGCACGTGATAAGGTTTAACTTCTTGTAGATAGTCCAGAACAAACTCTTGATTGTCTTGTCTATATATTTGGAATGGCACTAGTTCACGAATCTTATGTTCAACATCAATCAAACTAGTCTTAATCAACCACTCTGGAGCTTCCTGTTCGCTTAAAATAAAATTAAACATCAAGATTAGTAGTCTATTGCGTTCAATAGCTAGTTCATCAATTAGTAATTCTTCGTTGATTGCTTGAATAATTTTACGTGTTTCAATCACTGGTTCAGCATCAAAATACTGAGCGTCAAACACTTCAACATCAAAGCCAAACAATCCCACAGAATAATTCCATAGTTTTTCACTAAATTCTATAGTTCCATCTTCAAGTCCAACACGATCCCACCCTGTATCTGTACGTAGATAAATTTCAAACTTACCTTGTGCATTTGAGGTTACTTTAACGCTGTCGCCGACAGCCACAGACAATGTTGCCAATGATGCATAATTTAAAACTTCAGCCACTGGTATTATTGCACTGTTATATCCTGGCATGTACCAGTTAATATGATTCCAATATTTGCGAGTGTCGTATGTTTGAACACGAGTAAGTTGTACCACATTTGGTGAACCTAACAATGACGATCCTGCAATTACAGTGTAGATTGTCCAGAGGCCGCCGTTGGTGCTATCACTAACAATAAGATATTTGTAACCCAACGGAACTTCAGATAAATCCTGATACCCAAGTTGCTCAATATTGTCTAACCTCATGTTCCACTCGCCGCTTGATACAGTTGGCTCGGGTTCCTGACTGTTTAACAGTGTGAATTTTCTTGTTTCAACAATTGGATAATTCTTCAGTATTGAATTAGCACGAACAAGATAGTTTTCGAGTGCTTCATAACGATTCAAGAACATGCTTTGTCTTGGTCGGAATTGTACACCATATTGTTCTGGAGGGCTTAACGTTGCATCCGGAACTTTAGCTCCTACTGTGTTGACTCCGCAAAAACTGTCTTGAAGTTTGCGATACAATCCATCACTTAAGAAACTGTCAGGGCGATCCTGGGCGATTAGTTCAAACTCTGTGTGAATATTATCTGTGGTATATTCACGATCATATTCAATGTGTAATATTGTATCTTGGGCTGAGATGAAATCAAGTCCATTATAGATAGCCACAGTACTTGAATTTAAAGCCGCAATATAAGGAATTCCACTGCTTCTTGGACTTTCAATATATCTTGAAATACCAATGGTACTCAATGTTTTGCCAGCTTTAGTATCAACTGTGTCAACACCTGTGACCCAGAAATAATATTGAGTGGCAAATGTCCCTTGAGGGGTCAAACGACTTGATACTGCATAGCTTGAAGTATCCAATGGAGTTCCTTGGCCAGTGTAGGAATCTGGAGGAGTTGAGCTTTCAATCCATTGATAGATGTCTATACTTGATCCAGGGAACAACTGCCCCCATCTGCGACTAGCATAAACAATGTCGTCTTGATTTGGATCAATAAATCTTGCTCGATCTATGTTCCACCATATTTCACCTACATGATTCTCTGCCCAGAAGTTACCATTGTTATTGGTTGATCCAACATTGTATTTGGCTGGATCTGCTACGCTGATGTAATCAATGTTTTGACGTGCTGCTCCTAATATTTTTCCTTGTAACGGATTAATAAAATCAAAGAAATGTGTTTTGCTTGATTGTAACTTATCATACATAAACACAGAATTTAACAAATAAACATCAACCACTGGTTGTTGCTGATGAATTACTGTCCAGGCCCGTCTACGTTCGGTGTTGTTAAACACAGCCACACGTCCGTAATTTAAATTACTTAACGTGCTGTCTCCAAGATCACTACCGGGCGCACCAACTAGCAATCTACCGGTGGTATAATTTACGGCTGTGCCCCAACGGTCAAGAGATCCAACCTCAGAATCATATATTTGTTGTCCAAACACAAACTTTCCTGGATTAGATACAGAATCAGTTGCACTTGGCAAATAGTCAAATGTATAAACTGCACCACTTTGTATCACAGTTGAACTAAACGGTGTACTGTTGTCATCAAAATAAGTAGATCCACTATCAAATGTCACTGGCTCATAGAGATTACCACCAGGGGCACCTACTACTAAATTATCAGCTTCGCTGTCAATAAACAACGATTTTCCAAATTCTGCGCTTGGTACTGGATTTGGACTGGTGATTGTTTGTGTGTAAGCGTACAAATCAAAACCAAGATCCGCATACGCTGTTCCACTGGTTCCGGGCAAAACTGTTAATCGATTAAATTGATCTGCGGCTGCTGTGTTAATAACACTAATAGTCAACTTCCCATCGGTAGATATTGCTGTAATGTTTGGAATATTTGCAGCAACTATAGCATCGGCTAATCCTTCAACAGTGTTGTCTGGTGCGTTTGGTACAGCAACTGGTGTATTCTGAATACGAATAGTATCTCCTGGAGTTAATGTAGGATCTACTTCTGTAGATGTTATAACTCCATACACACGAGCTTGATTTACTCTTCTGTCAACACTGCCGGCCCCGGGAACAATTGATCCATCCAATGGGGCGCCAACGTATATACTGCAATTATTTGGACAGATGTCTACAGTTTCTCCAAAGTTTGCAGATTCAAATACTGCATTGGCTGGGAAATTTTGTATTAGATTGAATATGTTACTTTCAAATTGTAGGATATCACCGACTGATAGTGTTACATTTTCCAACACTACATCGGAACCAGAAACAGTAAACTGCCCATTGATAAATTGACCAGCGTTGTCTAAGAATGTGTTGTTTAACAACACGCTAACTGGGGATTGGAACCCAGATGGTAATGCATAGGTCAAGGTGGTTGGATCTGTAACAATAACTCTTGTTACGCTACGATCAAATGTGTATACGCTACCAGCATCGCTCGTTGTATCAACTGTGTCATTTGGACAACCAATAATCACTTGTCGACCGTCGGTGGTAGTTGCAACACTTTGACCAAATCTTGCATCTGATGCTAACCCACCAACAGTAATAGTATCAACTGGTGTAAAATAAGTTTTTGAAGTAACTACAATCGCTGCGTCATTAGCCGGAGCAGTAGTAAACGTGATGTTGCCACTAGCCCAATTATAGTCAATATAAGGACGTTGTAGATCTCCATTAACTGTAACAGAGAAAGAGAATATATCATTGTTATCAACAGTTTTTAAATAAAGATCAACGTCAAACACTGTTGTACTGCCATCACCTGTGTATGTTTCTGCAGTTTTACGTGTAATGACTAACTTTAGGCCCCGGGCTGGTGTATTGGTTAATGCAACGTTTGTTCCTGAGACTGTATAATCAACACCCAAGGTCAACAACTGATTATTTAGAACTACGTTTAATTGTTCGTCTTCAGTTATTACGATTGACTCGCTGTAATTGTACAAGAAAGTAATACCATCAGTGGTATATGACACTGCCTGTTCTTCAAGGTCCACTCTTCCAAACGCATATACTTTGTTTTCAGCTGGGGCTCCTATATACATCCAACGTTCATCACGGCTTATGGCAACTGAATATCCAAACTCTGATGTTTCTGCATAATCACCAAACGGTGCAACTAACAGTTGTCGTTGTTCAAAAGCATTGGTGGTGTTGCCGCGATAAATGACACTAGCATAACCAGTTTGACTGTTGCTTTCACTTGCTCCTGCAACACACCACTCTTGATTTCCAATGTCAACAGCATTTCCATAACCTTGTGTGTCTGTTGCACCTAACAACAAAGTTGAACTTTGTGCATATTTGTTGTTATTGTCTCGTAGATACGGATATAATGCTCCAGTACCATTAAATGATGGAGCTCCGACAAGAGCAATAATATTGTCAACTCCTTGTGCGATACTTGATCCATATCCAGTATTTGAAACTAAAATATTTGGTTCCAAAGATGTATTGGAAACAAACGGCGATTGTTTTTCAATTACTTCCCACAATCCTGCGCCGTTGTTATCTACCCATGCTCGTGCTCCTGGTAATAACGAATTAACATATGGCAAGTTAACCACATCGCTGGCCTGTGACACTCTCATTGTTTGTAAACTGTAGGCGATTCCTTGAAGTGCAATATTTGATAATCCATTTAGTATAGTAATTGGTAATTCAACTACTATACTTGTTGCGCCGGGCACTGCTAGGACACGATACACGCCGTTGATTTGTTCATTTACAAAACGTATTACAATAATACTATCAACGCTCAATCCGTGAGGTTTACTAAACGTAATTGTGCTGGTAGTATCAAGATTTGAGGAAATATTTAAAATTCTACCAGGTACACCTGTGCATCTGTAAATATTCCAATCATAGCTGTTGCTCTTGGCTGCCCAGACTGTGGTTCCTATACCAATGGTATCTAACACCGCTGGAGAAATTCCTAACTCGCCTAGCAATGAAAATACTGTAACATCAACATCATCAAGATTTACATAGCCGGCTGTTGGTAATGCTGCATCTTGTACATTGGTTAATGTAGTTGGTAATATATCAGTGGATGTAATTTTGTAGCTTTCTCTCCAGAGATCGTTGAGCAATACAGTTTGATCAGCTTGGCTAGTTTGTTGAGGTTCAACAACCTGAATCAGTGCCGGATCAGATTCTAACAATGCTTCATTTAACTGAAGTTCAATAAAACTACGGTTGGCATTGGCACCATACGTGGCACGTTGAATTGCCCAATTTTCAAATACATCATATTCTGCAACTTCTTTACCAAGATTAGCATTGCCTAACAAACGTACACTTTGTATAGTTCCTTTGTTCTTTAAAAATTGTTGATAGACATTTACCTGACTAATATCATCAAGATTTAATGCTGTCATATATTCTCTTGGTCTAAAACCTATTAGGCCATAGCTCAACAAATCTTGATCGCTCTCAAGATTTGCAGTGTTAGTATTATAACTGTTTGCTAGTTGGTTGGCTTTGTTAGGTACGTTCTCTAACAGACCTCCTTGAATCTTAGTATAATCACTCTTAACCCAATTGCTATATTGGAATTCAACTGCTGGTTGAACAATAGTTTGAGCTGACCAATAATTGTTCTTATAAAGAACAATTTCTCCTTTTGCATACTTACGATTTGGCTCCCAATTTTTAATGGTGGCACGATTGTTAAGTATGAAACCTTGTGCATCAACTTGACCATTCCAATCTGCGCTCACTGCTGCAATCATATTGATACGGCTCTGGCGTGCACCAGTGGCCGGATTATAAATTAAATCATTAAAAATACTTACATTATCAAGTACTACCATACTTTCATAGCTGGTATATTTTAAATCTAAATATGAAATTGTTTGATTGCTTAAACTTGATATTTTAAATGTATTTTCAAAACGATCTACAACCAAATCTCTCACAGGTAATGTTGTTCTGTTTTGATCTAAAATAAGATTTTCAGGAGTTTGTGCAACCACACTATCAACAATCGCGCCAGCCTTGTATGCAGTCAATGATGTTGCTGTTGGATTGAGATTAATAACACTTCCAGTTTGCCAACCTTGATTGGCCCAATATAAAAATTCCTGAGCCATTTGATTCCAGTTTAACGTGCGACCATTTTCTCTTCCATCAAAAACCAATCCTTGGCTTTCTAGCAATGCTCCGTAGCTTAACAAGAAATCAACCACAACAGTTTGATTAGTAAACACATATCCGTAAGGTACTTGTACTACATCTTTTGAATATTCGTTGGGCACTCGAACAGTTGTTCCGCCCGACTCAATGGTAATTTTTGTACCAGATGTTCGACTGGCTAAAATTTCAAAATACGGATTGGTAATACTGTATCCATAAACAGCATATCCATCATCAACAACTTGAACAATTACACTACTATAAACAATTCTTTCAAAAGGTTGATTTTTGTACAACAATAAATTATAACTCTCGTCAGGCAAGAGCAAACTAGAATTTAAACTGTTTGGGCTTGATTTTTCTGTGTAAATTTTAAGATATTGTTTGTCAGTAAAGCTACCCATACGATAACATAATCTTACATCGAGGTTGGCTAAATCTGCAGTTAATCTTGTTGAGCTGTCTGTGCCTAATAGTTGATTGTAATCGACTATCCAGTCAATATAACTGGCTTTGCTTACTCCATTGCCGTAGACTTCAACACCATTAGCATCTAATCTATAACGGTCATTATAGAGATACTGATCGAGTTCTGTGTCAAACTTATACAAGTCTCTATCAACAAACAATGAGAAGAATTCTGCTGGACGAGTCAATGCCAACAGTCTCATAATAGCAAATGGATAACTTGAACTCTTGAACCACGTAGCTTCTACAGGACCACCATCACCAAAAGTCCATGATTTTTGAAACTGTGACGAGTCGTACAATCCGACTACTGTGTCAAACGGACTTAATAGTTGTCCTTCACTGTTGGTTGGAATAACGTTAGATAACCCAGGGCGTGCATATTGTGGGAGAATATACTCACCGGCCGGATCGGCAACACGTCCTAGTTCTAAATCATCCCATAGAACCAAGTTACCACTGGTATATGGAGCTGATCCATAGATATCTTCCCACCATGATGGTTCTTCTGTAAAACCTAACATTTCCCACGGGCGTGTATCTGGGTAATCAGTATCATAGAAATATCTATAAATGCCGCGCCAGGCGCCAATCAGCAAAGGAGTTTCTGCTAAAATGTTATCTAAACTAGATAACTTGTTGCCAGCAGCACTATAGTTCCAAGTAAATTCATTAGTGGAACTATAATCTTGTTGTTTATAATCTAACTTGTTCCAACCAACCCAACTTAAAAAGTCTGTAGATAGTATTTGATTGATTTCAGACAGTGTGTAATCTGTGGTTCGGAATTGTCCGGGGATTACTTCTGTGGCTGGCAAAGGAATAGCCGATTTAATTTTTAAGTTATTGTAAATTCTAGTTTCAAACTCTAGCAACAGACTGTCTCGAAAATCGCCAAATGCAATAGTTTTACTACCATCATGACCCTGTATAACCAATGTTGGATTGATATAAGTTGTATCTAGATAGATCTGTGGTTTAAATGCAGGATACAATCCAAGTTTAGTTGGAGTGTTGGGAACAAAGTTACCATACGTGGTTGCATATTCTCTAATAACAATAACATCGCCTACACTCAGTGGAGAAGTAATTGTCAACCGTGGGCCTTCTGTTGCAACAGTGTAATCGTATCCGTAGGTTAATAACTCATTGTTAACATACACTAGAACACTTTTATAGTTTGAACTTGTAAAGTCATAAGTGGTTGTTAAATCAAATACTGGAGTTGATATGGCAGTATATGTTGTTGTTGATTGAGTAAACACCGAGCTAGCCGGCAACATATCACTCCAGTAAAACGGATTCAATGATGTACGACCAACAGTTATGTCATTGATTATTGCAGTCAACATATCCGGAATAGAATAGTTGGTATAATCATTACGTACCGCTGTATCTAACAGTTGAGCTTTGAATTTTTCGTATTCTCTGCTGTTGTAATTTAACGCATTGAATATGTTGTATTGTTCACTGCGCATAAAATAACCAGCTAATGTCATTGGTGAACTTTGTTGTAGAATATTTTCTCCATAAAGTCCAATGTTGCCAAGGTCTCGAGTGTTATTGGCACCGTTGATTGGTCCTACAATATCTTTGAGATTTTCGCCAATTGTTTCATAGTGTGATCGAATAGTACCTAGAGTAAATGTTCCGCTGTTTTCGTTCAATGGATTATTTTCAAGGTTAACTGGAACTTGATAGAACGCAACTTTACTAATTTTATCACTGATAATATCAACTTCAATAACATCGTCGGGCGCAGCAATTTCAATATTGGAATTAATAGTTAACGTTGTAGTATCGCCGTTGACTGTGTAGGTATACTTTGTAGGATCAATAAATTTTCCCGACACATATACTTGAAGTGCTGGCAAAGGAGTTGACTCGTCAGCTGGCACATCCATAACTAGTGGATTGCCATTATAGATAAATCTAAATTGTTGTCTTGTAATACTTTTTGTAATTGCTGACTGCCAACCAATTTCTTTAATAAATGTGGTTCTATCTTTGTATTCTCTAACAACACCTTGACTGATGTTTTCGGTAGAACTTACACTATCTTTGGTGTAGGTAAACGTATCGGTGTATAGATTATTTTCAAATACAATATCTCCAACGTTAGCTAAACTTAGATATCTTAAAGGAAATCCTAGAACTAAATCCTTATTGCCAGTTGATGAGGCGTAAGAGAACAATTTACTACCTGTAAAATTGGTACTTGGATATTTTACGCGATTACTAAAACTAACCCCACTTAAGTCATAAACATCAAACAACGGTGCTTGATTTGTTGCTGTTTTTTCTTGCGCTTGTATCCATTCTACTCCATCGTAGTAAAAACTCAAACCTTGTTGTTGTGCTCCACTCAGACAAACTACAGTTTGATCTACTAACACTGTTGAATCACTTGCCGGTACTAAATTAATAATTGGTTGAGCAATCAGTGGAGGCACAGAATCTGGTACAATAAACTCTACTACATAAATTTTATTTCGAACTTGAGGATCAGAATCTGCTGCAAATATAACTCTAGAACCATTAATAAACGAATATCCATCTGTGCTGTAGCTAGTTGTTCCATTAATAGTACTCAATGCATCTGTGGAGTTGAAATCAATAATGTCAACTGGTTGTTTTCCTTGGGTTCCAAAATTAAACAACTTGGTTCCAGCTCTAAATTCAATGATAGGACGTTTTGCACGGAAGTTATTATCCAACAATGCAACGCTATTATTGTATTCAGCTGTGGCATTGATTACGTCAATGTGGAACCAGCGGTTGCTGCGTGTCCATGCATTAAGGTCGGGACTAGCGCGGTTGATTGTGAGATAATCAGGAATTTCAGGCTGATTTAAACTGGCATCATAATTTCCAATATCGTAACCGGTGCTGTCATAGGGTACAGTTGCACTCTGGGTATAAGTTTCAGGGGTCACAAAATTAGACACCGGAAGTAGTTTAATTGCAGTACCAACACCCTCAACATAATATTCTTGATTTTGATAACTACTAGGATTTACAGATCCAATGAATTGGACTTTTAATCCATTGGTGAATACAACTCCATTGGGACTGGTATAATTTTTCTTGTCAAGTATATCACTGATATCCAATGTATCAACCTGATCTTGATTGATTAGTTTGATGCGACCAAATATTCCTGGATCAGTTCCATCTTGATAATACAACGTATCTTTTACGGCTGTTAATAAAGGAATTTGTTCAAAAAATCCCTCAGCATTTTTAAACCATTGAGTATTTGAATACTGTGTTCCGTACAATGTTGTAAATTTTTCTAATTCTGAAACAGATAGAATATCAACCAACTTGATATACTGAGAACCATCATCGGTGGTTACATATTGTATTTGCCAAACACTGTATCGTTTATTTGCTGGGACATCTGTGGTTTGATCAAACAGCGTAGTGTCATATGACCCAGGTCCACTTTGTACATTACCTACGTTTGGCAACGGATCAAATTGTGTAGTTACTTGCCACCCACCATCTTGTGCATTTTCAATTTGATTCAAAAATACAATAGTTTTTCCGTTGAGCGAAGTGGTTCCATCAATGCCACCAGTTTGTTCTATAAAGGGTACAACATATTGATTGTTAATTTCATTAAACTTAAGATCCGACACAATCAAATCCACTGTGCCAGCTGGTTTACCTGGTATGCTACCAATCGTATCTAGCGTATAATAGAAATTTTGTGCAGTGGCCAATGGGACATTAAAAGTAACTGTGCCTAAATCTTCGCCGTTGTTAACAACTCCTAGCACATCTCTTGAACTGATATTTGGTGTTGCAGGAATACGTCCGTTAACTCCAGGGTCGGTTTGAATCCAGAATCCTGGGCCAGTTCCAGGAGTAGCATCAATGATATTGATTTGCCCTTGCATATTAGGCTGAGTAGAATTTGCATAATACAAGGTGTCTGGTGCATCCTGAGGAACTACGAATGTGATTAATCCTTCGCTGATACCATTGTTAGTAACGCCAACATTGTATTGATTGTTTGTTCCAAGAGTAGGCGATGTTTTAATATACATCGGCAAATCTCTGTTGAGAATTAGATCAAACACATATGTGTTTCCTCGTACCAGTGTCAACGTTGGATTGTTTACATAATCAATCACGTAGGCACTAGTGCCTTGATTCGTTACACGAAAGTTAATAGTTTCTTTTTCATTTTGTGCAACATTGAATGTGTAGTTGCCCCCTCTAACCAACGTTAAAGAAGGGTTTGTTCCAGGAACTCCACTAAATGAATATACTCCGTTAGATCGTGTTACATCAAAACTATCTGTGGTTGCTACTGCTTCGGCAAACACGTCAACAGAATCTGGGCCAGCTGGCAACCAGTAGTATTGATTAAAATTTACAAATTTATCAAAATCAACAAATGGATCCCAAGTATAGTATTCGCTCGTGTACAATCTGTCTGCGTTATTGGTAATAGATCCTTGAAGATTTAATGCATCTGTAATACCAGGATAGGTAATAGCATCATTAACGTTTTGTCGATCCTCACTTAGCAATACCACCCCAGGCTCAAGCTGATAATTGGTGCGAATGGCTGTGGGTTCTGTTACATAGTTTTCATCGGGATTTACACCAGGTCCAACTCTGCGTCCAACAAACCCTTGAATCTTTTTAAACTTAGGTTCTTGTACTAATTGATCAAGGGTTGCTCCGAGAAACTGTCGATTAGTAGAGGTTTGAAAAATCTCTGGTAAAAAATCTACGGTGCGTACTCTTGCCATATTAAATTACTCCACTTCCTGGTGCTGTTCTAATGTTAGTGCTGGTCAATGCTTCAATAACTTCCACGTTGTTGACATTGGCGGCGTTTACAAATATCTGACTTGGAGTTGATCTAATCTCGTACAAGTCACCAAAACTCTTCTGTGGATTCAAAGGAACAAGAACCACACTACTAATTATGCCGCCCATTTCGGCGTGAAGATAAGCAGCCAACTCTGAGAAGTAGAAGGTATCCCCAAAGTCCCATTTGTCTAACGTAAAATAGTTGTTCATGTTTTGAATTACTAGATTTTTAATTTCACTGATACTAGCAGTGCTATTTGCAGCTTTGATTACTTTAATAGTTGCTCGCAATTCTTCTGCTGCCTTTTCTCCAAACAAAGGTTTAAATTCTACACTGTTTAAAATTACACTGTCGGAAATCATTTTATAATCTTGCAAGCCACCATAGGTGGTTGTTAAACTATCAATAGTTGGTGGCGTTGGTTCTGGTACTGTGCCAGTGACATCACGAATATAGTTTTGATACGCAGTGTAATACTCATTGGTAACCACATATAGATCAATAATATTTGTGGTTCCGGGATCAATGCGAGATGTCAGAGGACTATTATGTCTGTATTGGAAATATAAATCTTGTCGTCCAATTCTAGCAATAAATTCATTGTTAACTACCAATGTTCTTACACCTGTTGCTGTATCAATTACCAAGGTATAAAATATTTCACTTTGATAAGCATAAAAAACTTGACCATTAACATATTCTGTTTTAACTAATTCAATATCATTTAATGTAGCATATTCTGAATTAACAATGCCTCGTTCAACTAACAAATATCTTTCAAGATTGTCAAAATCCACAGTCTTTTGTAAAAACACCCAGGGCGACGAAGAAGTAATTGTTGATGTTGGGGCTACAATTTCATCAAAAAAGTCTGGGTTATCTGGGACTCCGTCGGAGTCGGCATCGCTGAAAGATACCAATACCTGGAAGTCATCTACAAAGCCATCACTTTGAACAGGCTGACCAACAATTTTAAGACGTGTGTCGCCTGCTAATGGTAAAGAACTATCGGGCTTGCTATTTGTTTTTAAAATATTAATAAAATCACTGATTACTGTACCAGTTCTTGAATCATATATTTGTTGATCTCCGTAATAGAAGAAACGTGTTTGTAATACACTTCCAAAGAAATAATCAAGTGCTCTTGAGCTTACAGTGTATGTGCTACCGTCTGTGATAAACTGCACAAACCAACTTGCGTCAAGATTTGTACCAGAAGTATTTCCAGCATAGACTTGACTCCACTCAGAATTAACGGATAGATTGGTACTAGTAATCAAATACCACGATCCAGATGTGCCAGTAATGGTTCCAAGACTGTCATACCCAATGCCAAAATTTCTATTTAAACGTATTTGTTCTGCCATGCTTTGTTCAAAAGAAGTAGGCAAGTCTGTAACAAAAATTGGAATCACTTGTGTGGCAATTGCCCCGGTTGGAATATAATTGTTTAGTACAACCGGACCTGACCCATCAGGCAGATTTCCTAATCCATTGTTGGTACCGTCAAGGATGACTGATACTGGGCTTGCCCATAATACTAATTTTTCATCGGCACGTGTTGGTGTTCCTGCTTTTAGTCTATTGTTAGAATCAAAAAAGTAACCTGCTGGCGGAACAAATTTAACTAAACTTCCAATTTCAATGTATTTTTTATTGTCGCTGGTATATGGCCCAATAGGAACTGCGGTGCCATTGGATCTAGTAAAATAACCAGTGGTAGTATTTGCAAGGCTAGTGCTCAACTTCCACAACACATCCAATGATGTTAATGGTGCTCGCGGAAATTTAGCATAATAAAATTGAGTGCTTTGGCTTTCAGATAATGTGGGTTGAATCTGATTAGTAATTACACTTGAAATTTCGTTATTTGTTAAAAAGGTAAATTGAAAACTTGGCAAACTGTAATTTTCATACAACGCACCATCGCTACTAAAAACATTTGTGCTAGCATATTTTCCAGTGTTGTCAACTAATTCAAGATAGCGGCTTGTGCCAATACTTGCGCGGTTTAATGCTTTTGATTTTAAAATTGAATTGTAGGCAGTAAACGGAAAGTTATTATAATCTTCGCCATTGACCATGCGGTTCTGTGTGTAATAACGAGCAGGAGCACGTTGTTTGATTTCGTCGATGCTCTCACGTGCGGTAGCATTTGACACAGGAGTAGTAATACCGCATGTAAATGTAATTGTTTCAAGCTGACCTGTTCGACTTACATAACTGATTGGTAATACAACACTTTGCATTTCTTCTGGGTTAATAATGTATTCCAACCCGTTTGACGCACGAACATAACAACGGAATTGTCCAACTGGAATTTCAGAAAACACACCATCGCCAAAATTTAAAGTAATTTGATCGTTTGTTCTTGAGCTAACTGAAAACAATTTACGCAAACCGGGTGCAGTTTGTTCGGCAGCAGCACCATACACACTTTCAACAAATTCCCATTCGCCAGCAATTGATCCCACACTGTCAAGTTGATACAGCCATCGATCGTCGTTATTGACACCTTCGATGTTAATATTAACTGCGCGATTACTTACACGATCAGCTAGATTAAAATCTTGATTCTGTAACACTCCTTGTTTAAACAAAAAGAAATATCCAGTATTGATGCTATTGAATCCCAGCTGATCGTTGCGGAACAATATGTTAAAAATACCGTTGGGTTGAGGACTTGGTTCATATACATAGTCCTTGCCAATGGTACTGGCATTAACTGCTTCAAATGGCATGTTGATGCCATCTATTGTGGCATTGTATGGAATTACAGGTAAAAATCCCGGAACTAAATTTACTGAATACTCAGAAGTATCTACTCCTAAAATAGTAGTTCGATTTCCAGGGCGGCCAATACGTTGGCTGTCAACTAGACTGGCATTAATGATAGCTGTAAATTGTTCCTGCCAGTTAAAGTTTGTTGGATCTGCCCAGTTTACTGTTACGTTGGCAAGATCAATGCCATTGAAATCGGTTACATTTTCTGTGGTTTGTACACTTAAAATCTTTAGATAACCACTGGCACAAATGTTACGCTTTGGTGTATAACTTACTAGATTTGCAAGACGAACAACTGAATCTCTACGTTCGGCTGTGTCGATATAATTTTCACGTGTGTTTAAATCTGTACGGAAAGCCAACGATTGGCCCATGAATGCCATAACATCAAGCATGGCAATAAATTCAGATGATTCAATGTAATCATTAAATGTTTCTGGATAATAAAGACGCAAGTAGTCTACAAAACTCTTGCGTAGAGTTTCAAAATCGTAACTTTGGAAGTCTGCTTCACGATAGGTTTGATAGATTCTTTTCCAATCTTCAACCCCAAATATTGCTGTCTGTCTAGTAGTCTTTGCCATGGTCTTGTATTTATGGCAGTGAAAAACGGCTCAGTTTAAGATGTCAAATATAACTGGCCCGGCGTGTTTGTTGGTCAAAAAATATACTCAATCTTTCAGCATCGGTGCTGGGCACTATAGTCAACAGTAGTTGTATTAGCATGCCATTTTCTTGGGGAAATATATCAACTTCGGTAATTTGTAAACGTGGATCGCCGCCGGCTACACGTTGTATTTCTCTTACAATAGCTGCTTCTGTTTCATTGGTTTGATTTTCAAACAGATTGTCCCAGAGTGCTGTACCATATCCAGGGCGTCCGACCAATTGCCCTTGGCGTATATTCAATGCATTGAGTAAATCGCGTTTGATCAAAGCATCATCAACTAGTGTGAACTTTTTAAACTGTTCTTGCGTATTGAATCCGATAAATGTAGCCATAGTTTAGTATTTAAGCCTTTGGTTTGCCAGGTGCAAAACGGAACACACCATCTTCGTTTATTGTTGTAGGTTCATTGGTAACTGTGACTATATCAACATAATCAATAGACGGAACTTTAGGATTACCAATGATATCAAGCACCGCTTGATCAAGATCCTGGCGTTCAACAGTGTTGTCAAATCCTGGGAGATCAATTCCAACATTTAACAATGACGAATACGTGTTTACAAATTCTATAGCATATTGCGCCTGGCGTGCTACTAACAAAATATTGTTGGTAAGATCGGATCCAGCAGTATCATTAACCCAACTTAACACCGCATTAACTCCGTATCTAGTTGCTGGTTGTAAAAATGTTGCTTGGTATATGGCTGTTTCGTTGCCTGTTAAAATACCAACATCAATGAGTCCTTGGTATGCTCCTGTCATTATATCAATCTGTGCAAGATTTTGCAGAATTGGATCATCTAGGTAATCCAATAAACTTGTGATGCCATTTTGTCCAGTCCACACTGCAGGAGTGGTCAATACAGTGATTGTCATTGATGGTTCAGTAATTAAACTCAATGTTCCGGGTTTGAGATACCCGGTTAATGTCAAACCAGCAGGTGTTTGTCCGTAAATTCCAATCCCTCGGGTAGCAATTTCTGGACCAATATACACAGGATCTCCGTTGCTGTTGAGTTGCCAATCCTCTAATAAATTACCATCAGCGTCGTATGGATTTACGTAGGCATTAACAGCAGCCTGTGCTGTTAGTGCAGTTACTTGTTCAGCTGTAATCATAATTTATGCTCCTTCCCCAAGTGCATTGCCAGCCGGAGGTTCGCTAATGTAATCTTCGGCAGTAAGTGCTTTTGTCAACGGCGCTTTTGTTGCGGCCAATGCTTTGTTTGCTGCTTTTGTTTGCAAACTTGTTTGAGTTGTAGTAGATGCAGTTGTAGTAGATGCAGTTGTAGTAGATGCAGTTGTTGGATCTGGAACCGGATCTTGACCAGAAGGGGTTTCATTTAAATTAATTTTATTATTAACACCTTTGCTATGATAGGGATAGGGTTCATGTGTGGGTGCTCTAGTTACAATAGTTTCCAATGTTCCCGGATCTACGATCCATCCCTGAGTGGCATCAAATTTAGTATCTGCTAATTTGTAGTTTGGAAGAGCCGGTATTTCAGGCACCGGGGGTGTTGGTGCTCCATTTAGATTGATTACTTTGCCTTTGAAATTTAATGCCGACGTGGCTTCCCATCCACCAACTTTACTCTTGATGCCTAATGTACCATCAGATCGGAGTCCTAAATATTTTGTGCCGGACAAAAGCAATTTATCCAGAGAACTCATAATCATAGTTTTACCACTTTCCAAAAACATTTTTTCTTGGGCTTTCATTTTAATAGTTCCGCCGGCATACATGTTGATATTTTTATCAGCATGTAGATTCAATGTACCTTCGGTGCGTAAATTAATGGAATTTGTACTATAAACATCTACCGTGCCTTGTTTTCCAAACTCCATCCAGGTTTGACCATTGGCGTGAGTAATATAAAAACAATCGCCATCGTCGCTCATAGTAATTTGATGGCCTTTGGCTGTGCGAATACGCACAAGAGTATCGGTTCCTTCAAGATCCCCGTCGTCCATTACAAATGTGTGGCCGCCCATGCGCCCAATTACTTGAATATCCTGAGAAGTAACTGCACCTGAATCTAATTTAGCCTTGATTGTTTTAGGATCTAAACCACCTTGATAGATAGCTTTGCCTGGCGTTGAAATTCCATATACTGAACTTGGAGATTCTCGCTGACTGTTTGATCTAATAGGACCTCTGATAGGATCTTTGTTTAATCCCTGTTGAAATAGTATTCCTGCAACTACACTTTGAACTGGTTTTGGTTGATCATAGAATTTTGGATTTTCGTTAATTGCATCATTTTGTTGATTGATTTCTGTTACAGGCAACAAGGGGCTGTCTACAAAATAATTTTTTTGTGATTTATTTCCAGCAACATATTTGTTACTAGATCCAATAGCTGGGATCATGTGATTGATCCCAGCCTCAGGCACACATCCTAAATATATTCCCTGACTAGGGTCTCCCCCGATAAAGAAACAAACAACACGTACACCTAGGTCTGGAGGAGTAAACCACATTCCATAACTGTTTCTATTACCAGGGTAGGTACCTACACCGGCACTGGTTCCAGCCAAGGGAGTTGCACCGTAAAATGGCGGACAATAACTTACTGTTCGCCATAGCGTTGTATCTTTTAAGTTAGGACTTCCGTCGGCGTTGGTTGCTCCAAATTCTTCAATATAAACTTGTAATCTTCCAGATCGAACTGCATCAACATTGTTAACTACAATGCCAATGTACGGTCCCATTTCCGCAGCAACGCCGCCGCGGTCAAATTTATAATTACCGGGACGTCCTCTACTGCGTTGTGTATTTTCTGCCATTGCTTATCCTAAAATTTTATTCTTCATTGAGAAGTTCTGGTCCACTTGTGCCAGCTCCTGCATCGTCTCCTGCAGCCATGCTCTGAGGCGGCGCTGGACCTAGATCAACTGTTTGATTGATTGCCGATTGAGGTACTACCAACGTTCCATTACTTCCTATAGAGATGCCCGAAGAGGTTGGTGCTGTACTTACAGCAGCCGGTCTAGTTGGCGAACTTCCTAATATATTTTGAACAGTATTTCCTACAACATTCAATCCAGCAGATATTGCTTGATTAGTTATTCCAGCAATCAACGGAGAGTTATTTAAAAATGCTGGATTAGTGAATGATCCGGTTAATGCTCCAATTATTCCTGTAAGATTGGTTCGACCTTGTAACAAAGAGTTAATAGTATCCTGTTGTACGCCTGCAGCAATAGATTGATTGGCTTTGAATGTTTGATCTGGATAATATGTATTCAATGTTCCTTTGAGTGTTTGTGTAAACTTACCTCGGTTAAACTCACTAATGCATTCATTGGCTCTGTACACATAACTTTGTCTCGCTGCTCCGGGTTGGCGTCCGTTAAGGAAATAAGTAGTCTGGTCATTGGGATCAATTAATCCAGTTGAAAGATTGTAATCTCTGGGAGAATTTATTAGTATTTCAAAACAGATTTGTTGGCTATCAAAGTTGATAGTGCCATCAGCTAAAAAACTTCTAAAATAAAATGGATCATTTTTCTGTAATCCAGCAAATGCTTCTCCTTGTTGTAACCAAGCTGGATCGCCAACAATGGTTAAAGTACAGTTGGCCTGATCTCCTGGATTAAACAAATAGTCAGCCAAGTTGGCCTTGGTTTCGTTAACTTTTCCATCAGCTCCTTGACTACTTTGATTACTGCGAGGACTAAAATTTCGTTTGATCGAATCGTTGATCACTGTGGCAGCATTGCTTGATCCTCCGCTGAGAACACTGGTATACAATGTGTTCATTGATTGCTCATAACTTAATACAGAATTATTTTCTCCAGTGAACCAATAGTTGTATTGTTTATGCACCCCTTTAAACGTTGGTAGATAAAAATAGTTACTGCCCGATTCATTGATTCTGTAAATATTCACAATGTACTTGATATCATAGGCATAGTCATTGCGTTTAGGATCGTATTTGGTTGGTGTTGCTTGTAGACCAATTTTAAAATATGCTAGATTGGCTGCTGCGGCTCCGTTGGGTTTTTCTTTTTGTGTGTTAGGATCAAAGATTACAATCTGTTGATCTTCAAGATAGCTTGAATTTCTAACTACCTGATCAATAACCTGTACTAGTTGACTACCAGCAGTGATTGTAGTGATCTTGCTGTTGGTATCTACACTTTGTTTTGCACCAACTTTTTGATCAGCCGCTGATTGACTAGTCGAGTTTGATACTTTACTTTTGTCGGTTGACCCTTTGTTTTTAACTTTGGCTTCTTCAATTGACGGATTTACAAACTCTATGCTATAGGTATCCGGGTAGGTATAAATGCCATCGCGCACTAACTGTAATTGATATTCATTCATGGCTGCAACCAGTCCTTGACGAATAGTTTTTTGAACTTTGGGTGCTGCTGATGCATTGCTCGGAGCCGGAGGTGTTCCATAGAATCCACCTTCCTGTGCATCTGCGTCTTGACTGGCGGCAGCAGCAGATGCTGTTGTATATTGAGCTGGGCCACTGAGTACGTCTTTTACTGTAATTCCACTGAGTTCAACATTGTAGGGTATTGATCCACGACTTGTTCCAGCATTGACTTGATAGCTAGGACTTGTGGCTTCAATTTCATACTCAACTAGTTTGTTGGCAATTTTAAAATCAATTTTGTTTATGGCCAGTGGATACCATTTTTCAACAAAGGCCGAACGATCGCTGATGCCATCGGGTGCCACTGTTCCGGCCTTGACAAGATTTCCCTGTGCATCATATCCGTAAAAACGTATGACCAACAAATACATCTGCGCAGCAAAGTTTTTCTTTTTAAACTCAGCAGACCCAAGATAGGCTTGAACTGCTCGATCAAGGTTGCCAATTAGTGTGATACCATTGGGTTCAACTACTGTCATTTTTACAGTGTTGACGTTGTGAGCAGCATTGGTTCCTTTACCTGTAATAGCTGACCTTAATTCAATGCGTTCAATATAGTAATCGTTGCTGAAAAATTGATTGCGGCCGCCAACAGGGGCTCCACCGCTTTGCATCAACAACTGTGCGCCTCTAAGATTTTTCTGTTTGGTCCTCATCATGGCCTGATAATCTGTAGGACTCATCAAATACAAACTGGCGCTGTAAGTGTAGCTAGCATATTGATCTAACACATTGGGCTGTGGTACAATTTTTTCTTCGTTGAACACATTGTCAATTTCAACTCTGGTAGCATTTTTACTAGTGGTATCATCACGTGGTGCACCGGCACCCGGTGTTCCTCCAACACTAGTTGAGATTGACGGTGAGCCGTTAAATTCTTCTCTGCCATCAATCTCGGCATTTAACAACAATGGACCACCTTGTTCGTTGTCTCCAAGAGAAGTGCTTTGAGTTTCTTCAAGGGTTCTTAATGTTCCATCAAGGCCACTGTCTACATTCTCTAAGAAACTAAAAGGTTCTGCATTGGTACTGCTGTTGGTATCGGGTGGTGATTCAATACGGCCTTCGTTGTTTAACAATAATGGACCAGATTCAGGTGATTGTGTTCTTGAGTTAGGCACTGTGGCTCGTGCATCGTCGTTGACTAGATTGCCAGCACTGGCCACATCGCCCAAGGATTCGGCTTGATTAATTTGTCTAACTACCGATGATATCTCAGCATTAATTGCCTGAATTTCTGGCAATAAAAAAGTTTCACCAGCATTGTATCGAGCGGCTAACACAGCTCTTTCTTGAATCAATGCTTGGTAGCGAGCGGTTAACTCTTGTGGTGTGGCCATGTTAGAATCCCAACACTTCTTGCAATGTGGTTATTTTTGGTAGATAGATTGTGACACCTTCAGCAAAGTCCAACGGAGGAGCCGATAAAGTATTAGGATTGCGCTGATAAAATACCCACCATAGTGTTGCTGTGTCGTATAAGTCAAACGCCAATAAATCTGGTCTATATTGGTAGGTTTGATTGATCTTAAACTGCAAGTCATCTGCTAACTTAGGTATAGGTCTATTGACCATAACATCAAGATAGAATTGGGTATATCCTGTTGTGAAATAAGGACTGGTTGTGTCGTAGTTGCTCATTACCAGAATCCTCCTTTGAGTAGGTTGCCGTTGGCAAAGTTTTTAACTGAGAACTGTTTGCTAACTTGTTCGCGACTTTGTATTGGGAACAATGTGAGACTGATATCCATCTTTGTTGGAACATAAGTAGGATTGTCTAACCCCAAAGTGTTACTAGCTAATCGATTATCCAATGCACCTTTGGTCAATCCTACTGTGGCTAATCTTTGTAGAGCATAGCTCAATGGATTTCCAGCAATGGTCTGACGATTACGCTGTGTCTGTAAATTAGTGCCATTGGTTCCACCACTTTGTGCTCGAATATAATCAACATCTGCTGGTAAGTTATAGTTAAACTGACTAATCACACACGGGTGTTCTGCAAATTGATAGTCACCCAGTCCTGATAGATATACCAGCGGTGGAGGTGCTCCTCGTTGAGCATCTTGTCCATAAAACATTTTTGTGGCGCTACGGAAAAAGTGTATCACTGCTAACAAATAATTTGCTTCGCTAGTGTCCTGGGCTGTAAACATAGTGTTTATGTTGATTGCATCAACATAACTGCCTTTATAAAAATATCCCCTGTAATTTGAATGTGTTAGATTATAGGCATCATATTCAGCTTTATAGGCAGTGTCAATTTTTGGAGTATAGGGGAATATTACTCCGTCAGTATTTCTCAATGGCCAAAGAACTGGGCCACATTGTGGGTCATTGTACAAATAATTTGAGTTAGGAGCCAAACGTAATCTTACTCGCCAATCGCCGGCTTGAGCCCGATTCTGCCGTTGATCTCTGACAGTTTGTTGCTGACGTGCTTGAGAAATTATTCCCGCAGCTGATCCAGCGATATCATTGACCAAGTTGCCTAAATTAAGATTTATACCAGTTGTGTTGGCGCCCGTAGCTGTGTCATTTAACAACACAAGATCATCAGATTGATTGGCATCAACTGCTTCAGCTTCTGATCTTAAAACATTTAAACCATCAACTTCAACAAACTCGTCTTCTTGATTTTGGGGGGATGTAGATAAATTTTCCCCAGCGTTACCAATGCTAAGATCTTGCGCAGCTAGAATTGCTGCCTGCTCACTCAATCCTGACTGCACTGTTTCTCCAGTGTCATTGTTAAACACATCATACAATCCTGTTTCTGGATTGTAAAACTCTGTGAAGTTTCCGCCGGTGCCGGTTGCCCGTGAAGGATCCTGTGCAATAGTATTGCCAAGATTGACACCAACTCCGGTAACATCAATATCTACAGGTGATGTTGTACTGTATGCACTGTCGGGGAATTGCAATGTGGTATTAACAGGTCTTGGTTGAGCTTGCGCTGAGCCTGACCCAGTAACAAAGGCCAGTGCTGAGTTCAATGACCCGCCAATGTTAAATCCACCACTGGGTGCAATTCCTGGAGTGCCATATCCAGTAGTTGATCCAAATCCAGGTGTGCCTAAAATTGAACTCAATGCTACACCACCACCTCCAATTCCGGGTACAATGTTGGGATTAATACCTGAGGTTCCTGACACAATTGATCCTAGGCTTGGCAATACAGAACCTACTCCTGCGTTGATTAATGCTGGATTAACTCCTAACGCATTACCGACTATAGCTGATCCAACTGGAAGAGTTGCTCTAGCTGCAGTAGTTAACAAATTTGTTCCAATGCTAGCAGCGCCACTAACAATAGATCCTACTCCGGGTATACTAGTCAATCCCGATGGTAATGCACCTGTGATACTGCTGATTGATGTTGGAAGATAATTTGTTATACCACTAAAAGATCCTGTAACATCTCCAAAGAATTCGCTAATGCCAGCACCGGCTGAATCTAATATGCTACCAAAACTTGTGGCATTAAACCAGTCAGCATTGCCAGCAAAGCTACCTACTTGTTCGTATAGACTTCCGCCAATGTCTCCAAAAAATTCACCAGCTGAGCCAAATATGTCTCCCCCGAAGTCAACAAAACTTCCGCCAATATCTGTTAAAAATTCTGTACCAAAGCTGTCTGTAAACGAGTCTAGGCCAAAGTCGCTAGTAAAGTCTGTGGCAAAGTCTGTGGCGAAGTCTGCAAAGTCACCTGCAAAGTCACCAACAAACCCACCAATATCAAATCCGCCTACACTCATTTACTGTTCCTTAAAATGTCTCGATTATCTTTTCGAGATCTGTTTCTGTTGTGGGATGTATACAGTACCACACACAGTCGTCCAAGGTAGCTACAGCATAACGTGTGTTAGCTTTAAGTAACACATGCACTGGGGCAGTTAACTTGGCTTTAAATTCTGGGCCTTCAATATATACGTTGCCTTGTGCTAATATAGTTACGTGATCTGTAGCAAACTGTTTGGTATATAATTTTACACCTTGTGGCACTGAATATGCTTTAATAAACACTCCGTCTGACACAATGTTTTTTACTCTAGCGTGTTCTAACAAACTTTTTGTTGTTTCTTGAGCCACATCTGCAGAGTCCGCTAAATCTGCACGTGGTTGAATGTCTTGAGTTTCCATAGCTGTATTTAACCAAAAAATTATCGGCGTATATAAAGAAAAAGGTTGACAATGTTGTAACTTGTTGTATAATAAGTATATTATTAGGAGATTACACATTGGCCACAGCACCAAGAACCCCAGCAAAAGTCAACTATCTCAACAATAGAGATATCTTAAAAGAAATACATCTAAGCAAAAATACGTATTGCACATACACAGATCCTGTAAACGATCATCAATATGATATTATTTTGCCCACAATAGAAAAGATCAATCAACGTACCATTGCCGAAGCTAGACGCAATCGTGCTGATAGACTTAAACGTGAGGGTACTATTGTAGACCCTAAAAAAATACCCAACACCGATTTAGTTTTCCGTATTACCTGTTGGGACCACATACCCATGGCACCAAAAAAGGTTCCTAAAAACGCTACAAAAAAGAAAAAACTTGAAGATATTTTAGAGTTTGATGTCATTGAAGACGATCCGTTGGCTGACTTAGTTGACGAACCCGTGCTTGATACTACACGCATGCGTGTGAATTTTCCTCCGTTTGAACACTATAGAATTAACGAGGAAAAAGAACCATTCTTAGTAGGACGTAGTCACTGGATTGGAGATTTCAAAACTGGCGAGTTTTCAAAGGATCATGGTCAAATGACTCGTAAACTAGCACACATGTTTATGAAGTTATGTGAGAGATATGCCACACGTTCAAACTGGCGAGGATATACTTACAACGAAGAAATGCGTGGACAAGCCTTACTGCAACTAAGTCAAATTGGTCTACAGTTTGATGAATCCAAAAGTCAAAATCCATTTGCTTACTACACAGCGGCTATTACAAATAGTTTCACTCGTATTCTTAATTTAGAAAAGAAAAATCAAAATATTCGCGATGACATTTTAGAGATGAACGGTCTAAATCCAAGTTGGACTCGTCAGAACTCTGGTAAATCTAATCCTGATCATATTGCCGGACCGGTTGTAAGTATTGATCAAGAATAGTATAATCATTGAATGAGTCTATTTAAAAAAGCACTACTATTCACCGATATACATTTTGGCCTAAAGTCAAACAGCCTGGTTCACAATCAAGATTGTGAAGCATTTGTAGATTGGGCTATTCAGTTGGGCCAGGAACAAGGTTGCGAAACTGGATTCTTTCTTGGGGACTGGCATCATCATCGAGCTAGTTTAAATCTGCAAACTTTGAATTTCAGCCTTAGAAGTTTGGAAAAACTAAGTCGGGCGTTTGATCGCTTTTATTTTATTCCTGGAAATCATGACTTGTATTATCGAGACCGGAGAGACATACACGGTGCTGAGTGGGCTCGACACATTCCCAATATCATTGTGGTCAATGACTGGTTTCAAGACGAAGATGTGGTAATTGCGCCGTGGCTCGTTGGCGATGACCACAAACGTATTCCAAAACTCAATGCTCGATATGTGCTTGGGCATTTTGAGTTGCCACACTTCAAAATGAATGCCATGGTTGAAATGCCCGACCACGGAGAACTACAAGCTGAACACTTCGATGGTGTTGGAGAGGTGTTTTCTGGGCACTTCCATTTGCGTCAACAACGACGCAACATCAATTATATTGGCAATGCATTTCCACATAACTTTGCTGATGCCGGTGACGACAAACGTGGCTGTACAGTTGTTGAGTGGGGAGAGAAGCCCACGTATCATGCTTGGCCCGGGCAACCGTTATATAAAGTCACTAAATTGAGCACAGTAATTGATTCAGCTCCAACTATACTTTTACCAAACATGCATGTGCGTGTTGAATTGGATATTGACATTAGCTACGAAGAAGCAACTTTTATCAAAGACACGTTTGTTAAAGATTACAATTTACGTGAGATGGCATTGATACCTGTTAAGAGCACCGCAGTTGACACCGACATGGCTCCTGGCGAAGTTAGATTTGAATCAGTAGATCAGATTGTCACTGATCAGATTACAAATATATCCAGCGAATTTTACGATCCAAAATTATTGTTACAAATCTATCAAAATCTATGATTCATATTAAAAACTTAACTGTTCGAAATTTTATGAGCGTGGGCAATGCCACGCAGGCCATTGACTTTGATCGCAAAGATCTTACATTGGTTTTAGGAGAGAATCTAGACCTTGGTGGAGATGGCTCACGCAATGGCACAGGTAAAACTACAATTATTAATGCGTTAAGTTATGCGTTGTACGGCAATGCTCTTTCAAATATTCGCAAAGACAATCTAGTAAACAAAACCAATGGCAAGAACATGCTTGTGAGTTTGGACTTTATTGTTGCTGGCAAAGAATACAGAATCGAACGTGGACGTAAACCTAATGTGCTCAAGTTTTATGTCAACAATGAAGAACAAGCAGCTAGTGACTATGCTCAAGGTGACAGTCGTGAAACACAAGAAGCTATCGAAACAACCATGGGCTTGAGTCATGACATGTTCAAACACATTATGGCTTTGAATACCTATACCGAACCGTTCTTGAGTTTAAAAGCCAACGATCAACGAACACTAATTGAACAGTTGTTGGGTATTACCATGCTCAGTGAACGTGCTGATCGCATCAAAGAACTAAACAAAGCAACCAAAGATTCAATCACACAGGAAGAGTTTAGAATACGTGCTGTAATTGAAGCCAACAAACGCATTGAGGAACAGATTGAAAGTCTCAAACGCAGACAAACCATGTGGGTTAATAAACATGCCGAAGACGTACAAAAACTACAACTCGCACTGGATGAACTTCAGAAAATCAACATTGATGAAGAGATCCAGGCGCACAAGGAACACTCAGCGTGGGATCAACGCCGCAAGGATTACAATGACCTCCAAGGTGCCATCAGCCGCGCTAAGTTGGAGGTCCAACGTGAAGAGAAGTCTATTAAAAAATTGGAGGCGGAGATTGCCTCGCTCCAGAGCCACCAGTGCCATACGTGCGGTCAGCCGTTCCACGACGAGAAGCACCAACAAGTTTTGGAGAATAAACAGAAAGATTTGGCAGATGCGCGAGAGAAGTGCCAGCAAGATAGCGCCACAGTATCAGAAATACAGACTGCCATCACCCAGCTGGGCGAAATAGGTCGTCCACCTAAGATGTTCTATGACAAAGAAGAAGATGCTATTTCTCATAGAGCTACACTGGCTGGGCTACAGGCACAGATTGAGATCAAACGTACAGAAACTGATCCGTACGAAGAACAAATTGTTGAAATGGCACAACAGGCTTTGCAAACCATTGACTACGATGAACTAAATCGCCTTACACGTTTGCAAGAGCACCAAGAGTTTTTGTTGAAGTTGCTGACATCCAAAGACAGTTTTATTCGTAAAAAGATCATTGAACAGAATTTAAGTTACTTGAACAGCAGACTCACACATTATCTTGATCGCATTGGATTGCCACATACAGTTGTATTCCAAAACGATCTAACTGTGAGTATTGAAGAATTAGGGCGCGAACTGGATTTTGACAATTTGAGTCGTGGAGAACGCAACAGACTTATTTTGAGTATGAGTTGGGCATTCCGTGATGTTTGGGAAAGTTTATACGAACCTATCAACGTTTTGTTTATTGACGAAATGATCGACAACGGCATGGACACTCAGGGTGTTGAAAACAGTCTAGCACTACTTAAGAAAATGAGTCGTGATAGACATAAGAGCATTTGGTTAGTAAGTCACAAAGACGAACTTGCTGGGAGAGTAGAGAACATTCTCAAAGTGGTCAAAGAAAACGGATTTACATCATATAATACAGATATAGAGATTGCTTAAAAAATCTGCGGTATTGCAACAACTTTGATAACTAATAGTCCATGGTATGGCTATATGAATCTAAACAAGTTGATGTTTTACCCGAAGACTGTGTGGGATTTGTTTACTTGATAACAAATACTATCACAGGACGCAAGTACATTGGTAAAAAATTAGCAAAATTTTCAAAGACAACATACAAAGTAGTAAAACTAAAGAACGGCAACAAAAAGAAGAAAAAAATCAGAAGTAAAATTGATTCAGACTGGCAACTATACTATGGCTCAAGCCCAGAACTAAGCAAAGATATCGAACAACTAGGCATAGAAAACTTCTCAAGAGAAATACTTTATTATTGTAAAAGCAAGTCTGAATGTAGTTACATTGAGGCCCGAGAACAATTTGCACGCAAAGTATTAGAATCAGACGACTACTACAACGGACACATTCAAGTTCGTGTACACGGTAGTCACATAAAAAACAAAATTTAACACAGGCATCTAGATAGGCAACAACATGACTCTGTTGGTAGGAGTGTTCCTACCCCCATTGAGGAACGGTGAGATACCCGGTCCAGATTCTTGGGCGTCAAAGGCAATTGCTAACTTAAGGCAACAAATGGTTTGAGCTCTGTAGAAAAAGATACAACTCATGCTTATAGGATTTGGGTCTATTCCGGATTACTAGGGTTCCGTTGATATGTGAAGCTTGAGTAGGGGGTACCGGTCAACCGCCTCCGTGTCGTAAGACAATCTCATTAGAATAGATGACTGTGCTACTCGGATAATGGCATTTTCAATTCACCGTGCATACGGTGAATTATGACCAATTAATCTGGATAATAGCTAAAACAAATCAA